CCAGCATCCGCGCTACACCAGTGATGTTTGTGGCGGGTGACAACTTTGATGCCAGCATAGTTTATGGTATTCTTGGGCGAAACTGGACTGTACCTATGGCTGTAACGGGTAATATCGCCCGACTTGAACTGAGGGGTTTGGTGTGAGCACAATAACACAGAACATAACGAGTATCGCCCCCGCCGCGAACCCCGCGACGATGGATCGGACTACCTTCTCCAACACTGCGGCGGCGAACGTGCTGGGTATCTCGGGGATGACTGCCGAGTTGAATACGTGGGCTGGGCAGGCGAACGCTATGGTTTCCGGGATGACGGCTATCGCCACCGGTGCCGCTTTGGCGATACCTCTGACGTTCAGCACGACCACGACGGATAGCGACCCCGGCAATGGCATTCTGCGCCTCGACAACGCCACCCAAAATATCGCGACAACTATCCGCACTGATCTGATCGGAAACGACGGATCGACTTGGACGGATGTAATAAATCTGTTCGATGATTCAACCAGCACCATCAAGGGCTTTATCGTACTGGTAGACTTGACCGATGCGACAAAGTGGTTGGTGTTCAGTGTTAGCGCACTGGCCTCCCCTGCTGGGTACAAGAACATATCCGTTGCGTGCGTTGCGTTCAGCGCGGCCAACCCGTTCGCAAATGGGGCATCGCTCGCGTTGAAATTCACCCGCAATGGCGACAAGGGCGATACTGGCGCGACGGGAACGGGCATCACAACTCAGGCCGTCGGGTTCACTGCGACGGGCGGGACGACGCCCAAGACGCTGACAATTGATGTGGACTTAACAGCCAGCAACGCGGTAACGCGCATCAGCGAATACGCGGGATCAACAGGAGGAACCACTACCGCGTATACGCTTACTCCTACGCCCGCATTGACGGCATACGCTGACGGGCAGAGATTCTTGTTCAAAGCCAACGCGACTAATACCGGGGCTGGCGCAACATTTGCCATCAGCGGATTGGCGGCGCTCCCATCGACGATGGGTTATGTGGCGTTACCTGTCGGCGCATTGATTATCAATAATTTCTATTGGGGTTTGGTCGAAGCGGGCGGTACGAGCTTCCGCATATCCCCCTATGATGCCAGATCCGTCAACGGTGATACGTCGAATGGGCTGGAAGTGTGGGCAGTTGGTGCGAACATTGCGTCCGCGACCACGCTGAACCTGTCAACTGCTACTGGAAACTTGGTGCATATCACCGGAACTACGGCCACGTCCGCTGTAACAATGGCTCCTGGTGAGCAAATTGAGTGCATCGCTGATGGAGCTTGGCCGCTGACTTATCACGCGACGAATAACAAGTTGAACACTGGCGGTGCTAACTATACTTGTGCTGCTGGCGATAGCGTGTTCTTCTTTTATGATGGCACGACGGTGTATGGGCGGATTGTTAAGGCTGACGGAACGGCGGTAGCGGTAGCGGCGGTAGCGGCGGCGGTAGCGGTTCGTCAAACCGCGCTCGGCGGCCCCATTGACACCAGCGGGCTGCCGACTTTCCTTCCGGCCACTTACGGAGGCCTTTCAATCGTCAGCCAGAATATTACGCCAGGCGCTCCGTTCATGGTGGCCTCGGCCAACGGGTTCGGCGCAACTGGCGCGGTGGACCGTATCGGCTACAGTTCCGCAGATTTGACTTGGTCGGGGCTTACTGCAAATTCGACAAATTACCTGTATGTCGACATTGCAGGCGGCGCCATGACGCCGGGGAGTACGACGCTCGCTCCCCTCTACCAATACAGCGGCGCGCCTGCGGTTACTGCCAATCAAGCGACTTTCAACATCGCACAAATGCAAATGCTCGTCGGCAACGGTTCGACGGCGCTACAGACCTATCGGGTATTCCTTGGCGAGGCGGTGGCGGGGGCGTCTACGATTACTAGTACCGTTAGCTATGTGTATGGCGGGTATTACGACAGCGGGTTTACGCAGAATTTGCCGGCGGCAAGCACTTTAACAATCAAAAATCATAATATCGGAACAGAAATCAGATCGGAATTTATCGCGGAATGTACCACCGCCGATGGAGGATATGATGTTGGGGATCAGATTTACCCAATGACGCGGCCAACGAATGAGTATGCGCGGTTGAGCCTGGCCAGGACGAGAAATACCATCGGGGTATCGACAGGCGCGACGGCGGCATTTTCGACGTCGAATAAATCCACAGGGGGCGTTCTTGATCCGCTGACACAGAATAGTTGGAAATGGAAAATTATTGCTTGGAGAGGATGGTAATCATGGGCTACATCAATCAAAACGGAAATTACTACGAAGGCGACCAGCAAGGCGAGGATGTGGAAGTGCCACAGCGCCCGACTCCTTACCACATATGGCAGGAGGGCGAATGGGTAGATAACAGCGCTGCCCATTACCGAGAACTGAGAGCTGCTGAATATCCACCGGCATCTGATTATCTTGATGCCGTGGTAAAGGGCGACCAGGCAGCGATTGATGCCTATGTCGAGGCTTGCCGGGCGGTCAAGGCGAAATACCCAAAACCGGTGGCGACGCCATGACGCTCGCCGCCTATTCCCTCGCATTGGCCTATTTACTCTGGGTATTCTATCTGGCTGTAATGAGTCTTAAACGCGCCAAAGATGCCGGAACGATCAGCAAGTTTGCACTTGTGATGGGTTATCCGGTGCTATTTTTCGGCCTGCTGATTGACCTGTTCGTCAACGTCTTCGTGTTCACTGTTCTGCTGCTTGAGCTTCCACGGGAGTTGACTGTTACCGCACGGCTTAAAAGGCACGGTACACAAGGCGGCTGGCGCGGCGATTTCGCTAGATGGTTTTGCGAGTCACTCCTTGATACATTTGATCCATCCGGGGATCACTGCTGAGAAACGAACAAACACGCGGCACAAAATAAAAAGGTAAGGTGAAATGATAGATGCGATGTGGATGCTCGGCCTGGCGGGAGCTTTGATCGCCGCCGTGTTTGGTGTGCTGGTGGCCGTGCTGGGTTGGCTTGGTAACAAGCTCTACACAAAGGTCGATGAGATAGCCAAAACCATGCACCAGATAGCGGCGGGGCTGCACGACAAGATAAACGACCACGGCGAGCGGCTAACAAGGCTTGAGGCCGGGTGTAGCTCGAACCACAGGCGTAGGGGGGATCATGAGTGAACTGTACCGGTGCCCCCAGTGTAAAGAGCAATTCGTCCCTGAGCGCGAGGGGGACATTTACTGCCCCATGTGTGACCCCCGCTTGGAAACCCCCGCAGATTTAATCTGGAGAGAAGAATGAGCAGCCGGAATATTGACGATCTGAACGAAGCGATGCAGCGGTGCGCCACAGTTCACAAGCAACTCTGTGCCGCAAAGGGTGTGGAGTTGCTTATCTACTGCACGCTGCGGAGCAATGCCGAACAGGATGGGCTGTACGCCATCGGGCGCACGCTGCCGGGTGCTATAGTCACCAACGCCAGGGCGGGGGAGTCCGCGCACAACCCGGACGCATCTGGCGAGTCCTCGGCGTATGATTGCTGTCCCATGATTGCAGGCAAACCGATGTGGGACAGCAAGCACCCATCGTGGGCGATTGTCGGCGCTTGCGGTGAAGAAGCAGGGCTACTGTGGGCGGGGCGCTGGTCGGGAAAGCTGAAGGAATCCGCCCATTTTCAAGACCCTAATTGGAGGAAATAACATGGACATTACCGGACTCGGAGCGGTATCGGATTTGGCATCTACCGTCATCAACAAGATATGGCCGGATAAATCCGAGGCCGAGAAACAACAGATTGCTGCCGCCGTAATGGTTGTTCAAGGCCAACTCGACATAAACAAAGCAGAAGCGGCTAACCCTAGCGTTTTCGTGTCCGGGTGGCGTCCGTTCATCGGCTGGGTGTGCGGCTCGGCTTGCGCTTGGAACTGGATAGGGATACCCGTTGTGAAGGTCTTACTTGCCTTCTTCAGCGTGTCTCTTGTCGTAAGTCAGGCAGATCTTACCGAAATGCTACCAATCCTAATGGGTATGCTCGGGCTTGGCGGACTCCGCACTATCGAAAAAATGAATAATGTAGCTGCTAAATAACGTCACCACAAATCCCCGAGTAGAAAAGCGGGATTCTCGGGGCGTTTGCTGGACGTGCGTGCTCCGCGCCGGAGTACCCCCGTCTCTTTGTACGCTTGGCGTGCTGTTTTGCCTTCCAAGATGTCGTAGATGTGCGACTTGCCAGCCATACCCACGCGCCGGATAACACCGTGGTTGTATAGGTGGCACAGTAAGGAGGAAATGTTATTCCGCTTGGTGGCATCGCTCGACACAGCTATTTCTGTCGATACGAAAGGTCTGCCAAGGGTATCAATGGCCTCGATTAAATTGTCGATCGACGTACTCATCTCTCGCCCCAACCTGTACGTTCGTGTTTCGTACATTCCAGTATCAAAACGTGCGGCCATTCAGGGGCGCGCACCAGACGAACCTGCACGGTGACAAATTCGGTCTGCGGCGCGGCGCAATCCGCTACCTCAGCAGGACGATGCAAGACCCCAAAACTGAACGAGATGGCGCATACGCACGCTACCGCCAGCCCCCCTGCGGCGTAACGCCACCCGGCGGGTATCTTCGGCTTCGGTGAGTACGAATCGCGATTCAGTTGCTTGTTCATTTGTAATCACTCCAATCCTCATCGGGGAAGAAGGCCAACGCGGCGGCGAGCGCGGCGGCGTACCTGTCATCGTCCTTGGGGTATTCGTCCAGTACAATCACGATCCGATGCAACAGTGCTTTATCTTTTTCGGTCATTTTTCTTCTCCCGTTTTTCTATTCGTTAATCGTGCGGCCATCCTACAGGTAAATTCTTCCTGTGTCAACTCTTTCGACGTTTCATCGCGTCTAGCAAAATGTCCTGTACTTCCCTCTTGCTCGCCCTGCGCTCCATAACCATCTCGTCCACCGTATCGCGAGCAATGATGTGGTGGATCGTGACCAGCCTATCGCCGTGCCCGCTTTGCTCTTGGCGCATCGGGCCGACGCGCTCAATTATTTGCTGGTACTCTTCGAGGTTCCAGTCGTGCCCGAAGAATACAATGTTCCAACAGTGTTCCTGTAATCCGTCATAGCCATGCCCAATGCTTTTCGCGTGCCCGAATCCAATCGGGACACATCCGCTTTTAAACTCCCTAGCGCCTTGTTCATCTGATAGCAAAACGCCTTTGGGGAACGCTCCCCGTAGGCGCGCGAGATCGCTTTTAAAGTTGTAAGCAATGAGAAGCGGAACGCCATCCGTCTCCGATATAATACTCTCGACCGCTTGGATTTTCGCATCGTGTATCTCCTTCCAGTTATGTTTGTCGTCGTAATACAGACTGCCCGAGGCAATTTGTAAAAGTTTACCCGTCAGCACCGCCGCGTTCGCTGCCTCGATGCCGTGTTCTTCCAACTTCACGAACATCTCTTTTTCCATCTCGCGGTACAGCGCCCGCGCTTTGGCGGGGAGCGTGACGTACACGTTATTGATGAACGGGGTTTTTAAATCAAACCAGTCCTTCGGGTCGACCGTGATGCACAAATCGCGCAGCGCGTCTTGTATCTGTTCTTGCGCGTGAGGCATCGCGGTTTGCCCGTAGCCGTCGTAGTCAGTCTTGAACCACCGCTGCATGAACGCGGTGTGCGTCCTGCCGAGTCGCGCTCCGGCGTCCAGGAACCAAACGCAGCCCCACAAATCCTTGAGGCCATTCGAGGCTGGAGTCCCGGTCAACTGGATGAACCGCTTGATCTTCGTGTGCGCGATCATACCAAGCGCGCGGGTGCGCTTCCCTCCCTGCCCTGCCAAGAACTGCTTGCCGGTCTTTGAGGTGCGGTAGGATAGGCGCAGACTCTTGAGCCGCGTGCTCTCATCGGCAACCACGATAGTGAAAGGCCAGCGATCCCCATAAAAATCAATGAGCCAAGGGAGATTCTCGTAATTACAACTGCAAATCGGGTTGTCATACCGAAGCGCGGCCAGCCGCTCCGCTTCGCTACCCACAATCGGCATGATGTCGAGATGCTTGGTGTGATGCCACTTCTTCGTCTCTTCCGGCCATGTGTCTCGCGCTACGCGGAGCGGGGCGAGGATGAGCACGCGCCCGCCCTCAGCAAGCAGGATAGCGAGCAGCGCGGTGAGCGTGGCGACACTTTTCCCGACGCCCATCCCCGCCCACACAGCACATCGGGGCGTGTCGATGATGTGATCCGTGATGAGCGGCTGGTACGGCTTCGGGACGTAATGGCGGGGCGGTTTCACTTCGATATTGCCGCAATAAGCGCCCACACAAGGAGAATGCCAAGCCACCACCCGCCCGTTATCATTATCAGAAACAGATTCAATACTATCAGCCAAAACATGTTCATTTCATCTCTCCTATCAATTTGTCCACCCCCTCAAACGAGTCGATAACCTCGACCCGCTCCCCCATGCTGCGCATCCGTTCGTGCTCGCGTAGCTGCCCGCTGGTCGGCTTCTTGCCGGGCGCTTTTAGCTCTATCCAGGCGGTGTTTACGCCCGAACACGGCGGGAACATAGCGATCCGATCCGGCGCGTTGGCTCTTGCTATCCAGCGTACCTTACGACATTCGCCGCCGAGTGCTTTGACTTGCGCGACTAGGTACTTCTCGATTTGCGATTCGCGGATCGGTTTCATAGCGCGAACAAAGCCTTTGCGCTTGCGATAGTAGCTGCGCAGTCGCGCCGCATGTCGGCCAAATCGTACTCACAGCCTTCATCCCAAAGATGGGCGTAGTCGCAACCTGCTTTTACAGCGACAATGTTCTGCAAACTATCGCGCTCAAAAGAGGCGTAGGTTATCCCGTGATGCCAGTCGATTTCATTCAACCAAGAATCGGAATAGCGTAGGCTGTATTTTTCAGAAGCCATAGCCAACAGCTTTTTCCAAAACGCGGATGGGACGTTCTTCACAGTGAAATACACATAGTAATTCCACAATTTGAAATCTTCGCCCCAGTTTACATACTCCGCAGTGAAACCATCCACCTCTTCGGTGAAAACTCTTTTTTCGCGCATTTCCTTCTCCCTATTCGTTAATCGTGCAGCCAGTATAACAGGTAAATTATTCCTGTCAACCTTTCCGGTAGCGATAGCCTTGGAACCCCGCTGCGGCGAGGGGCATATCCAGCGCCCAAGGCGGATTCGCGGCGAGCAATTCGCTGAGTTGGGTTTCGTTGAACTCGTCGGTGTCGGGGGCTTCGCAGATAACCTCATCGTGGACTGTTAGCACAATTTCATACCCGACCGCTTCGATACCGGGCATCGCATCTTTCAGGACGTGGCACGCGCAAGATTGGGTGATGTTTTCCGCGCATTTCCCCCCGTATATGCCGACGCGCTGCCATTGCCGAGTGTATTGGTTCACGCCCATATAGGACAGCTTGCGCTTGTTGGGTTCGTTCTCACCTTCGGCGCGGGGGGATGGGTAGCATAGCGATCTCCCGCCCGGCATGATGACGCGCAGCCAATTACCGGAGCGAACAAACGTGCAGCGCCGTGCCGTGAACTTCTTGCCCGCGTTGTTGGTTGCCTTAAAGAAGGCGGATTCCAGTTCATCCCAGAACGCTTCGATATTCGGATGCGCTGCGCGCCACATCCTTTTGAGGGCATCGCAAACCACGAACCCTTTTTCGGATAGACCGAACGTGCTGCGTTTTTTCTTCACCGAATAATCATAGAACTTTTTTGCTTCGAGTTTTGCCCAATCAGGCAGCGTGCCGAAAGCGGCTTCGGCTAGTTCTTCGAGGTCAATGTTGTACACCAAAGCGAAGGTGAGGAACGCGCCCACACCTCCTTGAAATCCTAGCGCCAATTCTTGAACTTTTCCGACTTGTCTCTGGTCGCCATCATCAACATCTTCCGGCTCTATGCCAAAGCTCTTGGCGTAGGCCAGCTTGTAAAGATCGTGCCCTGTGCCCGCATCGAAGTCGCGGAACGCTTGCAGCTTCCACTCCTCCCCTGCCAGCCAAGCCAGTATACGCCCTTCGATGTTCGACAAGTCGGCGACCACGAACTTCTTACCGCGAGCCGGGATGAGCGCAGCGCGAGCCAGCCCCGCCGTTGCTTCCATCACGTTATCGAAGAACAGGGGCGCTGCGCCCGCCTTTACAGCCTCTACGGAGAACTCCCAATCTTTCGACAGGTACTTGGGTGGCCTGAACATATTTTGCGGCTGCACGGTGCGCCCACCCCATCGCCCCGTGCGGCTCGCCCCGTCGAATTGCAGCAAGCCCCGCGCGCGCCCGTCATCGTTCACCGCTTTGAGCATCGCCTTGTACTTCGACGTTGAACCCATCGAGGCTTGCATCCGGTTGACGAGCAATTCCTTCATCGCGGGAGGCAAGTCGGGATCGTTGATACGGCGCTCAAGAGTCGAGGCTTGCAAATCGGGCAAGTCGATGCCGTATTCGAGAAGCAGATGCGCGAGCAGCTTATCGCGCTTGGTGGCACTCTCTACTTCGCCGTTGGTCAAGGCGTGGCACTCGCTCGCGAGTCGCGCCTTGGCCTCTTCCGCAGCGGCTATGGCGGCGTGTGCGAGGTCGAGATCAATGAGGACACCTCGATCATTGATCTTCTGGTCGAGATGCCAATGGCTGAGTTCCTGCGACGGGTAGTTCCAATCCGGTATCTTGCGATCCACGATTCGCATAGAGGTGATGTCGCCCTTCGCGTATTCGAGGAACCGCGCCCACTCCGCCGGATGGGTGGCGGCAGTTGCGCGGCGCAACTTGGTCTTTGCTGGGCGCGGTTTGCAGAATAGTTGGATGAGCGCCTTACCGTCCTTTTGTTTGGCTACATCTTCGGCTAGGTTGAATATCTCGCAGGTCTTGCCGAGCGCGCCAGGTAGCGAGTGCGCCAATGCCTTGACCATCGTGTCTCGCCAGCGGTGTATCGCTTCGCCCGCCTGAACGAGAATCGGATTCGTGTTGCGCGCCAAGCGAAACACGCTCCGGTCGAACATGCTGTTCTGGAAGTTGATGAGAATGGAATCGTCTAGCAGGGCTTCGGCGAGGTCGTCAGGCATCGGCTCGCCAGCGGTCAAGTCCCACACGGATACCGGATCGTCGTCAAGCGCGTAGGTGAACAGCATAATCTCCGCGTCTTGCGCGTAGCGGTACGTACCGTTCTTGATCGGCGTGTCGCTATAAGTTTCGAGGTCGCCCCAGAGTGTTTTCATCTACACGCGCGTTCGACGGCACCCGCCAGTTTTAAAATTTTCTCTATCTTCGTTTCGAGTGCTTCGATTTTCTCTTTGGCGGCGTTCAAATCGTCTTGTGCTTTTTCGACTTCCTCTTCCATGTCTACGAAAGTGTCGTCATCTTTATCCAGCGCCTCTTTCAGCGCATCGGCGAGCCGCTGTTCCATCTCGCTGTTCGTCAGTTTGTTCCAAGTGCTGTCGTACCAGCGCAGCAGTTCTTCGGCGTTCAAATTGCTTGGTATTGTTTGCATTTTTGTTCTCCTAGTCTATTACGTCAAAATCATCCGCTGTTGCTTGCGAACACGAATGCAGCATCTTGCGATTACCCGGCTGAATGCGCTTTCCATCTTCGTAAAGCCGCCAGTCGCCATCTTCGTTTTGCGACCAGTAAACATCAGTGCTGCCGCAACGATTGCACTTCGGATTTACGCTCTTACCGTAGGGCGAGCAAACATCATCCGAATAAAAGCCATACTCGAACAGCGAATCCCAAGCGTCTCCTTCATGGTCAAAACAATCGCTCATGCCATCCCCGCTACGTTATTCGGCAAGCTGCCAGTCCACCCCGCGCTAGGCGCGGTTCGCCACTCGGCGCACTGCGCCGCGAACTCGATCAGGCCACGGTACGAACCGATCCACAATTTGTCGAGACTCGCTACGCCGTGGCGGGATAGCAAGTCGCGGACTTCGGAATAACCGAATAGCGATTCGATCATGGCGCACGCGCGGCGCACATCCTGGATGGTCGGGTCGCCGGGTTGTTTGTAGATGTGCCCGAAGAGCGGATCGTCTTTCATTCTGGTATCTCGTCGAAATCATCTGGCGAAGCAGATTCGCAAGAATGCAACAAGTTGCCTGCGCCTTCATCTTCATAAAGTCGCCAATCGCCACCCGCGTTTTGCTTCCAGTAGACATTCGTGCTGCCACAGCGTTCGCACGCCAACTCTTCGTCGTCGTTGTAGGAATAGGGGTCAAAATAATCTTCCATAGCCATCTTCTCTTCTCCTTCTCGATTCGTGTAGAGCGCCCCGCGATGCGCTGCGGGACATCGTACTTTAGGCCAAGTCGTCCGCTGCGGTTCAGCACAATGCTTCCGCAACTTCGCGCATAAATACTTCTGGGTGTTTCGCCGCCTTGCGGTGATTGCATGGCGGGCACAGCAGTTGCAAATTATCAGGGTTGTTCGATCCACCAAGCGCAATCGGCATGATGTGATCTATGTGCCGTTTTGCGGATATGTCTTTCCTGCACACCGCGCATTTGTCGCCCTGCGTCTCGCGCAGCTTGAAAACATCATCCTTCGTAAAGGTTCCACCTTGCCCCATGATCCGGCAACGGCGGTTTTCTTTTATGGCTGCTGCCGCTTCGGGGTTGGCCTTCTTCCAGTTATCGGAAGCCGCTCTTGCGCGTTCGGGGTACTTAGCACGGTAAGCGCGATTATGCTTGTTGGCTTCTTCCATGTTCTTTTCGCGCCATCTTTTGTACGTCTCGGATATTCGTTCTTTGTTCTTCGCTGCCCACTTTTTGTAGGCCTCGGCAGCGCGCTCTTTATTGTCGAGCCGCCATTGCTTTGCGTTCGCTCTCGCGCAGGGCGCACAATCGCCTCGTTCATAAAATTCATTGCTACCGCATTTTATACAGGTTTTCATTCGGTACTCCACTTAGTAATTGAGGGTTGTCGCTATCCGCCGAAGTGGCGGCGGAAGGGCTTGCAAACCTTTTCGCGACAAGAGGAATTATATACCGTAAAGCGATTAAGCTAAAGCGGAATCTTCATCCTCGAAGCTCATATCTTCAAAGTCCGATTCGTCGGCCACCGAACCGGCTGAGAATGCGTCACCATCCGCCGCGAACTGAACCCCCAATAACTCGCAACGGAGCGTCTTTCCATAGCGATTATCTTGTGCCCAAATTTCTACGCTGGCGTTCACATAGCAACCCGCGTAAGGGCGACCGTCTGCTTCGGTGAGAGGGCTTTTGTCGCGGTCGATAACCAAGGGGCGACCCTTCGTTTCACCACGCTTCGCAGTAAGGGCTTGAACGCCATCGTAGCCGTCGTATTCCTTCGTGCTGCCATCCCAGTAACAGACCTTCTGGGAGTTGTTGGATGCCAGCGCCGCCTTGAGAATCGGTGCGTGCTTCACACCCCATTTTTCCTCAGAAGCCTTCTGCATCGCGACACGGATTGCTTTGTCGTTCGCGCTGCCTGGCTCGACCAACAGCGTACAGCCGTAAGTCTTTGTGCCGCCTTCTTCAAACGCTTTGGCGGTGAACAGATCAGGGAACGACAAACGTACTTTTTTCAGGTTGATTTTCATTTTCTCTTCTTTCTCTATTTGTGCTTCGGTTATGCCACCTCTTGTGAAAGGGCGGATGGCGAACCCTTATTCTTTAATTCGGTTCTTAGGCTTCACAAAAACCAAAAAGTACGAATGGTTTTTTCGAGCATGGACTTGCTTCTTCATCCGGCTAACTACAGGCCGGTTGTTGCGCACCACAACAAATATATCCTTTGCGTAGTACCCCCGCGCCACCATCGCGTTGATAATTTCTACATGCGTCAGCCATTGCTTGTTCGCGCTCACTTCATCTTGGCACTTTACTATCAGCACGCCGCTCGACTTCAAAACACGATCCGCTTCCGCGCATCCTTCTAAGTACAGATTTAGAATCGCTGCGTGGTATTTGCCCGCCCCGCTACAGCGTTGCAGCCCGTAGTAATCCCCAAAGGCTTGCTGCCCTTCGCTGTACGCCGTACCGCGCATCGCACCTTCCATGTAGGGAGGGTCTAGCACCAGAGCGTCCATGCTTGCGTCAGGGTAAGGCAACGCGCGAAGATCAACCCCATCTTGTATATCTGTCGCGTGCAGTTGGTACGCTCCTGCGGGAACCTTGCGCCAAAACACCCCTTTACCGTAAGTTACGTCGGCCACCGCTCCCCCTTGTTTAACGTGCAGCGCCAACAGCGAGGGGAACACATCCGCATTACCTTTGATGTGCGCGCTGAGAATCAAATCGGTAGTCGCTTCACCTCCCTGTATGCGCTTTGCCTTCAAGCTAAATCCTCACCGCTAATATCGTCGAACGCATCCGCGACCGGCTCGATCACCAGTGCATCCCGCTTATCGCTCACCGGCGCGACACTCGGCTTGCCATCGGATCGCGTGATGAGCGCCTGTAGCTTGTTCCACCGCTTCGGCGTTTCCTTCAACACCTTCTCGGCGACTGTCGGGCTAATGAGCTTGAACGAATACATCTCGTCCTGCTTCAAGCGCATGGACTTCAACATCTTCTCGGCCTCAAGCTCGTCCAGCCAGCTACGCGAACCCTTGCGCCCTTGCACCAGCTTGAACCCCGGCACGTCATGCCCTTTGAGCAATTCGCTCTCCGCGCGGGCGCGCACCGCCGTGCACCAACTCTCGATCAGGTCAACCGCTTTGAGACAGTTCGAGACGTGGAGATTATCGGCATTTGCGATGCGCTCTTCCGCACTTGCGAGTTGCGGGGCGATGTCTTGCGAGATGTCTACGAAGTCATCGGACACGGTGGATAGGACGAAGCTGCGCAGCGCGGGGCAGAACGACTTGGCCTTGCACCAGCGGCACGCATCTTCGGATGGTTGCAGCACGTTGCTGCCGCCAGCGAACATCATTTGAACTTCTGCTCGGCCTGCTGTGTGGTAATTAAAGGCATCTTGCGCCTTCTCCGCATACTCAACCCGAAACGCCTCCAGTTGTTCGCGCGTGATTACCCATTCGCTTACCGCAAACAAGCGGGGCTGGTGGATGCCAAGCCTGATCTGCTTGATGTCATCCGCCAAGTCCAGCATCTCGATCAGCGCGAGCGCACCGAGCGCGTAGAGTTGCATTTGCTCGTTGTCCTCCGCTTCGACCTTGTTGCCCATCCCGTATTTCAGATCGCGGATTTCAAGCGTGTCACCCTTGACGATAATCGCGTCCGACGTGCCGAACTGCCCTGGTACGCCGATCGCGTTGGAGTAATCTACTCGCTGTTCGACGAGTAGCGTTCCGCCTTCGGCTGCGGCGTTGATCTGATCGACGTAGGTTTGGACGAAATTACACATGTCCTCATCAACAGGATGCAAGAGATCGCCGCCGATCTTGATTTCGCTGTGGGGAAATTCATGGGGTGAAGTAACGCCTAGATTTCGCGCATTCAAACACCAAGCCGCCAGTTCGTGCGCGGCGGTTCCCTCGTCGGCGTAGCCCGACGACTTATTTTCTTGCCCCGCTTCCATCGCGGGACTGCCAGGGCAGTTGCCCCAGCGGTGCGCGGCACTCGCGGATAATAGTGCGTGGTCAGCCATTGGTTTCTCCCTTCTCAAAATCGGAGCGTGGGTTAAACCAGTCCTCTTTTACGATGTTTCCGATCTCATAAACTTTTGAGTGATCCGCTTTAACACGAATCGTTTTCCCCGGTAGCTGATCCCAACTCGAAACACCAGCAATCTCCATTACGCGCCAGATAAAGTGTCCCGCTAAACTCTTCATCTCGTGGTGGGTGAAACTCTTGGGCAGGTATAGCGCCCAGCCCCCGAAGCCTTGCCCTTCGCCGCCGTAGTCGAGGTGTAGCCACGCCCCGAGGCACCCGTGATCGTCGTTGGTAATCAACGCGCTTTTAATAATCGCGTTCCGCGTCTCCATCACGCCATCCCTTCTTCGCTATTCGCGTTCAACTTTTCCAGAATCTCGGCGTACTGGTCGGGCTTCGCGTCCTTGAGGGTCTTGAACCCGAACTCGGCGATCAGGGCTTGCGCGGCGGCGAGGTCGCGCTTCGCGAGTTCCAAGAACGGGGTCTTGATGTCGTCGTAGCTAAGTGAAGTGCTGGTCGCGACAGGCTGGGCGGCTTCGGTAGAAGCGGGGGTTCCCACAACGGGGGCAGGCTTTTCCTTGGAAGGTTTTGCAGCCGGGTCGAGCTTTTTTGCTGCGGGTTGCTCTTTATGCTGCATTGCGGCAAGCAGCGCGAGGATAGTGTTGTCGAGAGATTGAACGGCTGCGGTATTTGCTTCGAGTGCTTTTTCGAGTGACATGGTGTTTCTCCTTAGTGGGTTGGTGGAACGGAACGAACTATAGCATTAATAAATTTAGCTTGTCAAATAAATTTATTATTGCTATAGTTCATCATCTTCAACGGAAAGGGAATAGCATTATGAGAAGTGAACTGATCGCCAAAGTAGTTAAACATTTTGGATCGCAGCGCGCGTTGGCAAGGGCGATGTGTGTTACGGAGGGCGCGGTTAGCCATTGGGTGAAAGCAGGTGTGATACCCACAGGGAGTGCCGTGAAGATCGAACGCGCGATGCGCGGACGGGTGAAGGCCATCCACCTATCGGCGGAGTAGCCGCTATGCACTATCTGTATAAGCAATTCGATAAGTGCGGGACGTTGCTTTATGTTGGTCGAACGTGTGATTGGCGCGTAAGAACATACGACCATCGCCAATTTTCAGAGTGGTGGAGGCGGGTTACGAGAATTGAGATTGAGAGCTTTGAGGATATAACTTCGGCCATAAAAGCTGAAAAACTAGCAATTCAATCCGAAAAGCCCGTTTGCAACACCATTCATAATCAGAAAAAAATACCACACATCCGAGCACCTAATTCAAAGAATGTACATACGCCAAAGTTTTTTCTGAAAAAATATCGCGCCGGAGAGTCGGTTGCGGAACTTGCGCTCCGTTACGGCGTAACCCCTCGACGTATATCTCTTTTGATTCGGCAAGCGATGCGGGAGCAGGTGAAGGCGACTAACCTCGATTGTGTAGCTCACTAAGGAGTAGTTATATGGGAAAAGAGAATGGTGCAATGAAGCGTAACGAGATGTGCGGCGCGTGTGCGCGGTGTGAACTTGCGAAGGGGAAATAGAGATGGCCGAGTTTTACCTGCAAGATAGCCGTGGATACGTCGGCAATGACGTGCTCTGGTGGGCGAAAGATGGCAAGGGTTACACCACTGATTTGAGCAAGGCACATGTGTATTCTCAAGAGGATGCGGTGCGCCAGCACGAATGCCGCGAGACAGATATTCCTTGGCCGAAAGAATACATTGACGCGCGCACCCGTCCTGCCGTTGACATGCAGTACGTCAAGCGTGATGAGGCGTTGGCTGGAACGGGGATCGTTTTGCGTAAGCCGCAGAAGCCGAAGAAGCCGAAGAGGGATGCCCTCAAGTGCTGTCAGTGCGGTAGGTTCTTGAGCGAAGAGCAACTTTGGGGTGGAGAATGCCCGAAATGCGGATGCGACAACCGCCCTTAAACAAGTAGCCCACTAGGGAGTAATTCTGTGCAAAAAGAAAATAGCGGCGCGACAAGCGCCGACTGGGCGCACTTCGCCGTAATGCTCGGCCTCACTGCCGACTTGCTGCCCGTGGTGAGCAACCAGGATGCCGTGATTGATCCCGCGTCGAGCATGAAGGGGTTGGGTAAGACCCCCTCACGGTACAACGGTTCGCGCCGCGCTGTTGGCTTCTCGAAGTGGACGCAGTACCAAGCCACGGATGCCGACATCACGAAGTGGATGCGCGAACAGGACTACGGTATCTGTCTGCAAACCCGCGAAGTGCGGGCGCTGGATATTGACGATGAGGAACTTGCGGGAAAGATAAGCGAGTTCATTGTCGGGCAGCACGTACTGCCCGAGCGGTTCCGCGAGAATTCTCGCAAGTGTCTGTTCGCTTTTCGCCTTGAAGGCGACTTCACCAAACGCAAATTCAAAACAGCCAGCGGCATTGTCGAATTCCTTGCAAACGGACAGCAATTCGTGGCTTGCGGAACCCACACGAGCGGCTCACGTTATGAGTGGTTCAACGGATTGCCGGACGGCATCCCCGAACTCACCGCCGAACAGTTTGAAGCCCTCTGGGCAGAACTCGTAAAGCAATTTGCTGTTGAGGACTCCGCGACTACCGCAGCCGCTACGAGCAAGCACTCAAAGCTCTCCGAAGCCGCGAGTAACGATCCGGTCGCACAACAACTCATCGACCTCGATGTGGTCGTCAAAAATGAGCGCGACGGACGGCTCCACATAACCTGTCCATGGGAGGCCGAGCATACCTCGGCGAGTTCCGAATCGGCTACTACCTACTGGCCTGCCCATACTGGCGGGTTCATCCACGGGCACTTCGATTGTAAGCACGCCCATTGCGAAGCCCGTACCGACGGCGAGTTCAAAGCCGCCTTGGGTATTGTCGATGCCGACTTGATGTCCGACTTCGAGGTGCTGGCAGACGAGCGGCCCGCCGACACTGACGAACCCGCCAAGGCGATGCGCTTCCAGCCTATCCACGGCGACGAGTTCGCGCAGCTTGTTGCGACCGAGTGGATTATCAAAGGCGTGCTGCCCAAAGCCGAGTTGGGGGTCGTGTTCGGCGAGTCGGGTTCGGGCAAGACGTTCAAGGTGCTGGACATCGCCATGGCGGTCGCCACCGGTACGGAGTGGCGGCAGCGGGCGGTGACTCAGGGCGCGGTGGTGTACATCGCCGCAGAAGGCTCTGGCGGCTTCAAGAAGCGGCTGCGCTCCTATGCGCAACACCATGGCCTCGACTTGTCCGATGTGCCGCTATACGTCATCCCGGCGGCCCCCAACCTGTTGCAGAAAGCCGATGCGCTTGACGTGGCTAAGGCCGTGCTATCGCTGGGTGTTAAAACGTCCTTGGTCATCATCGACACCTTGGCGCAAACCACGGCGGGCGGGAACGAGAACAGCGGCGAGGACATGGGCCTCGCCTTGTCGCACTGCAAAGGCATCCACAAGGCCACAGGCGCGATGGTGCTGCTGGTACATCACTCAGGCAAGGATACCAGCAAGGGCGCGCGCGGGTGGTCGGGGCTGCGCGCGGCTTGCGATGTGGAGCTTGAGGTGACGCGGTTCGACCAAGAGCGCATCCTGGCACTCACCAAGCAGAAGGACGGCGACGACATGCTTGAGTTCGGGTTCAGGCTCACCACGGTATCGTTGGGCTTCGATTCGGATGGCGACGAGATCACCTCATGCGTCACCGAGCCGGTAGATGGCACGCAGCGCAAAGCGCGAGGCACAGGCAAGAAGCTGGGGCACAACGAGAGGCTGGTGCTGCGCACGATGGGTGAGATGATGTCGGGCGAGGGGGAAGGCGCGCAAGTGGGCAGGCTGATCGAGCTTGTCTCGGCGCAGATGTTGCCTCCCGATGAAGGCAAGAAGGACAGGCGGCGCGAGATGGCGCACAGGGCGATTCAGGCTTTGCAGGATGCGGAAAAGGTGGCGGTCAATGATCGCGGTGAACTATTTGTGATGGGGGATGAGTGATGGCGCTTAAAATTGCGGAAAGGCTGCAAGCGCGGCTGGCGTCCACAGGGTTAATCGTGGATGTTCCCAAACGTCAGTATACAGGGCATTGGCAACGCTCGGAAGGCGCGTGGTCTTGGTCTGCGCTAGTTACAGATCAATACTATGAGGTTGGCTCGCCGCACACAATGCGAGAATGCCTAAAGATGTCAGATGAAGATTTTGCGCAGGCGGTTGAATAATGGCGCTTGAAGCATATGAGATTCGCCGTATTGATTACCAGACCGCGATGCAGGTTGTGGTCGAAAATCACTACCTACATCGCCGTTGCCCTTGCACAAACGCCTTTGGTCTTTTTCTTGGGGATGAGTTGAAAGGCGTTGTGGTGTACGGTACGCCAGCGAGTTCGCCGTTGCGTACCGGGATCGCGGGCGCAGAAAATGCGAACAACGTGGCCGAGTTGACGCGGCTTTGGGTTTGCGATTCGGTTCCGCGTAACGGAGAGAGCTTTCTTATCGGGCGCACGGTGGCGCTCGCGGGTAAAGAGATCGTCGTGTCCTACGCGGAGATACAACAGGGGCACGTCGGCATAGTGTATCAGGCTACGAACTGGCTTTACACAGGGCTATCCGCGAAGCGGACGAACTGGACGGTAGAAGGGCTGGATAAGCACTGCCAGACGCTTGCGGACAAGTACACCGCGAAAGAGATTCGGGAGAAGTACGGCGACAAATTCAGCCTCCAAGAGCGCCCCCGGAAGCATCGCTACGTGTTCATCAACGCAAAGGGTCGGCACAGAAAAGAGTTGCTGGCAGCGTTGAAATACCCACTTCTACCCTACCCAAAAAGCGCAGAATCGCTCTGCTGATGCGCCCCAAAACGCCTTCACGGCATTAAATTCGTCCCGCCACCGCGCGGGCGAGAGATGGCAATAGCTGTTCACATAAACGCTTGGGTATTCGATACCGACGTAGTAGAAGTATCCCTCCCCTTTCACTAGTTCAGCCGCGATCCCGTGGCGGCGCAATTCAGCATTGTATTTTGAAAGGCTGTTTAGGAGCATTTTGACACCTCAGTTTTGAAGCCGCAGTATAGGCAACGATTTCCGCTTTGTCAAGTAGCCAACCCACCTTTTCACAACCCGCGAGCCGCCGATTTATGGCGGCTTTTTCTTTTGCTACTCGCAATTTATTACTTGTTGGTAATTATTTGCGAGTTCCCTATAGGTACACAAATAGGTTTTGAACCACAAAAGTGGGAGGAATAGTTTGCCTTATTTACGGTCAACCTATAGGTACATAAATTACACATAAATGGGCGATAAATGTACCGACAAGGCGAGTGACAGATACATTTTTACCACACACCAGCTCTGCTGGTGGGTTAAAAATGTACCAACGATGTGGACTCAAAAGTGAAAAACCTGATATACTATGCTTCTTACGGTAAAACTAAAGGAGCGCAAAAATGGGCAAGCACACAAAAATTCGGTTACGTTCAGGTAACCACGAACCAACAGGGCGATGGGCGCGCTTGTGCGACTTCAGCACGGCTGACGGAACCGGATGGGTGATTTACTCACGGCAGAACGGGGATCGCTATGTGGGTGTCAAGATCGCAGTGGTTGGCGAGATACCGGGCAAAGCGAATTACTGGATGACGTTCGACTTGAAACAGCAAAACCTGTTTCGGCAACATGCGGCGGAACTACAACGCTATCGCCCTGAAGTTTTCAAGCTGGCGACGCAGTATCTCAAACTCTTCGCTTGACACACGGCAAAACATGCCTCACAATGCGCCAACTCAACGAACCAAGGAACCAAACAATGAAACCCGAAGAATTCAAAGCACTCCGCGAATCCCGCGAAGGTATGACGCAAGAACGACTAGCCGAACTGATGTCCTGTTCCGCCCGGACAATCCGCAACTACGAGAACGGCACCGGTAGCTTGCCGGATCGCGCCGTGAAGATGCTTGAACTGGTGCTCAAAGCGAAATGAGCGACATAGCCCTCCAACTCCACAACGGTGTTAGCATATTCGTCGATAGCCAGACAGGTTGCTTTTCGACGAACGAATCGGAGACGCAGTGGACGCGCCTGCGCGACTTGAAAGCGCACCTCGACAGCCGAATAACCGTGGATGAGCTGATCGCGATGACGGAGCGTAAAAGCTACTGGATAATTGGGGATAAAAAGCTGCACGCAATCAGAAATTTAAAAGATTACACAGGCCGCTACATAATGTCTCGCGACGGGGCTGAACTACTCGGCTACCCGGTATTCCTCGACACGCAAGACGAAAACGCTCTTTCCTTTTTCACACCGGCGAGCACAATCCCATGAGCGACGAGGTAGACGTGGCGAACGACTTGGCATACGCCTACGCCAACTCAGGAGTAGCCAAGGCTGCGTCGGAAGCCGCCAAGCCTATACCGACCTCACCCGTGTGCTTAGAATGCGGGGAAGGCACCGCAGGAGGCGCGAGATGGTGCTCCGCGAGTTGCCGCGACTACCACGAGATGCGCAACCGATAATTTTTTTTGTGTTACTCCCTCCGCGCCTCACGGTGCGTTCATCCCGCAGAAGTCTTGCGGGATTTTTTTTTTTGATGTTCAGCTTTTAAGGGCGAGTTGCAACCGCTCGAAAGGCGCAAAGAACCCGCTGGTGTTCGCCATATCCCGCGCTTTGATATTTTGAAAGTGTGAGTAGGATTTCGATTCGGCTTGATCAAAGTGTGAGTAGGATTTCGATTCGGCTTGATCAAAGTGTGAGTAGGATTTCGATTCGGCTTGATCATAGTGTGAGTAGGATTTCGATTCGGCTTGATCATAGTGTGAGTAGGTTTTCACATATAAGCCGCTTCCCGCTTCCTGGCGCGCCCTTCCCGCATAGGTTAGTAACCACTATCAAAATAAATTGCAAAAGACTATTGACAAGGCGGAAAATAATGCCGATTATGAACGCCTCAAAACCACAAAACGAAAGGGATTATCATGGCTAAAATCACTAAAATCGAAAAACGAGTAGCTTTTATCCTGTCGCATAAAGAGGCACTTAAGGCAGCGCGCTGTCCTGAGTCTGGCAGCCCGACAAATGCCGCGCGTCGCTCGGGCATGTCCGGCGGGGGTTGGGGATATTGGGCGCAGGCTTTTAAAAGGGCGGGGGTGCCGTGTAGCGCACAAAACTACTGGTCTGGCAGTCTGCCAACACCGTCAACCGCAATAAATAAGGGTATTGCGGAATACATCGGGGTTAACGCGCCCGCCGATATAAAATAATTCTTTACAACAGGCAAAAATTGCCGTATAACGTAATCACTGGCCGCACAAATGACGCGCCAGGATAACCAAATAGGAGTAACAAAAATGAAACAAACTATCGGATTATCAGACTTTCGCGACGCCTTTATCCATGCGGGGCGTAAAGAGAATTTTAGCTATGAAGCGCTTGAATTGCTTTTTAATATGTGCGAAGAGATAGACGAAAACATGGAGCTGGATGTTATCGCGCTTTGTTGTGAGTATTACGAAAATGACCTCGAAACAGTTATTAGCGAATATCGCTTAACTGATGATGTGGACGGCATGGATGAAGACGAAAAGATGGATTTTGTTCGGGAATATCTGAACGAAAACACTTTTCTTGTTGGCGAAACATCGTCCGGCTTCGTTTATCAGGCGTTTTGATATGACAATCCTCGCCCAACTGACAGCGATCCACAAACGCCGGCGCATATGGTGTGGCATCCTGGCAGCGGCATTCGCGAAACACGAAACTAAAATCACGAGGAGGTATTGAGATGTCCAGTATAAACACTTTTAACGACGACACTAGCGAGGAATTGCGCAGCATCATTTGCCGATTGAACGATACCCGCGAACGTGTGCGCGTGTTTTATGGGGATATAAAAACCGGCATAGCATGGCCCGAGGAAAACGATGTGGTAGGCCGTATAGGCTGCTCAACCGGGGGAAGCAAAATCCCGTTGCTGATACCCAATGCGCGCAGTCACGGCGGCGGCGGACTGCTCGATGGTTGCATCGTCGCGATATATGGCACATCAGGCCGCAAAATATACGCGCATCCTACGTTTTGCACGGGTATTTGGGGCGTAACCGGGCCTGTAAATAATGGCTATGTCGAAGCCGTATCCCACAATGGCAAATTACATGCGCAATTCAAAAAAGCCGGTCAAGCCGCGCGTTATGTGGATTTTATGAATGGCGCGCGCTTTAGCAAATAGCAGGCCCTATCCGCATTTCGGTGCGGGTTTTTATGAAATTGAGAGGTGAAAATTATGATATACGATAATGCAACATCAACAGCCGGCAAAAGGATAAAGTTGCGCACGGATGGCACTTTCACTCTGGCGTTTTGCCCAAATTGTGTGGAAAGCACGCCGGTAACCTTGCGCGCTTTTGTGTGTGAGAAATCGCTATCGCGCCTGGCGGAGAAATACGGGTTTGGCAGTAAAGCAGCAAAGGCATTGGCGCTTGATTTTCAAAAATCGGCACACGGATTGAATAAATTTTCCGTGCAAATTTTTAACGCGGATGGCGTGCTGGTTGGTGATTTTAATCTTTGAGCTATCCGCATTTCGGTGCGGGTTTTTAGTGAATAGATAATTGAGAGGTTAAAATAAAATGGATACTCTAATTGCAAGAAAATGCAGCGATGGCAGCGTGGAGGTGTGGCGTAGTGCGGCGACAGATCATCAACCCATTATGCGATTCGCGTCCTATCTGACAAACAAACTGGATTATAGGCATAAGTACGTGACGTATAACTGTGCACGCTATAACGTCAGGTGGGATAAAAGACAGTAATCCACAAAAGGCGCGCGATATGGCGCGGCATCCTGGCAGCGGCATTCGCGAAACACGAAAAACAAATTATTAGGAGGTATTGAAAATGGCGTGCTTAACAAACTACACGGTGCAATGCACCGACGTTGTGTCAGGACTTGTTGGTTGCTTCCTTTTCGACACAATGCACTGGCAGAAAACGGGGGAATTCAAGGCGATATCTCCGGTTTTTTCTGACCTTGCCGCGTTTTATAACGCCACTACGCATGATCAGCGTAAAGCCTGCTATCTGGAGCGCTTTAGCAAATAGCAGGCCCTATCCGCATTTCGGTGCGGGTTTTTATGAAATTGAGAATTGAAAGGAAATAATCATGAGCGGATCGAGAAAGGCATTAGCAATGTGGGGCGCGCAACAATTGACGCGCAGGGGCAAAGCGATACCAGACAGCACGCGCAAGGTGGCGGGCAATGGGTATGCTACGGCGTTAGCGAGCGCGCAAACACCGACAAAAAAGATAAAAAAATCATGCTCTATTTAATCGCTGTAATTCTCTACATCCTGCGCACCCAGGATTAAACCCCTTCCCCTAATCGCAACATACAGCCCGCCATTGTGCGGGCTTTTTGCTTTTGTAGCGTTTCACCAGGTAGCTGGATCGAGTGTTGATACCTGCCCATCAGCACTGCCCATCAGCACCGCCCATCAGCACCACCCATCAGCACCACCCATCAGCACCACCCATCAGCACCACCCATCAGCACTGCCCATCAGCACTGCCCATCAGCCCTCAGCCCTCAGCCCTCAGCCCTCAGCCCTCAGCCCTCAGCCCTCAGCCCTCAGCCCTCAGCCCTCAGCCCTCAGCCCTCAGCCCTCCGCCCTCAACCCTCAGCCCTGCCCTGCCCTGCCCTGCCCGCCGCCGCCGCCGCCGCCGCCGCCGCCGAGGAGGGCATAGGCAATCCCTGCCGCCCTCGCCGCTCTAGACCGCGCATGTGCCTTTACTTCATCGCTATTCGGGTATTCCGTTGCACCGTAACGAATCATTATGTTACAATTCGTTACATGGATACCCCTAAAAAGCCCGGCCCGAAGCCGAAGAACGGAATACCGATGACCGGAGCGGAACGTGCTCGCGCCTGCCGCGCCGCGAAGGCCGGAAAGGTAATCGCCGCAGCCCCGCCCCCCGAACCCAAACCGCTACCTGCGCCGAAAGTGCGCAAAGCCAGATCGGATTCGACGGATAGCGCAATCATCGCGATGGCGAACGCCAGCAAAGCGCCCCTGATGCCCCCGATGCACGTATCGCTCACCGAGAAGGCGATGTACTTCTGGGGTGGCATCATCGAGTCCCGTGCGCGCGATGCGTGGACAACCGCCGAGCTAGTCACGGCGGCGGCACTGGCAAATTGCCAAGCGCGAATCGAGGAGGAAGAGTATCTGATCGAGGCCGAGGGGAGCATCACCACGGACATCATGGGCAAAGACCAGATCAACCCGAGGGCGAAGCTGGTAGAGATTTACCATAAGCGGGCGCTGGCGCTGATGCGAACGCTGCGGATGGGAGGCACGGCGGCGGGCGACCCCGCCGATCTGGTGAAGGGCCGCACACTGGAGGGTGCTGCGCGCAAAATGATGCAGGATGAAGATGACCCCCACGGGCTGCTGGCGTGAAAGGGGTTTGGCGGTTCAGAGTGCGGGTACGCCGCACCGCGACGCGGGAGGATGGCGCTCGAGCATTGCGCTTCGGAGTTTGCGTTGGCTATTGGCCGTGTATGCTCGCACCCTACATCCAGTTAGGACTCGGCACGTACCTACTGGATGTTTATTTTGGGCACGAGGGCAATAAATGAGCTGGAGCAAAGAGTCGTCCACCAAGCGCGGGTACGGGTACAAGTGGCAACAGCTCCGACTCGCGGCACTTAAGCGCGACAAGGGCTTGTGCCAACCATGCCGGCGCGCGGGCCGCGTGACGCTCGCCACCGCCGTGGATCACATCATGCCTAAGGCGGAATGCAGGCGGCTACGCATCCCATCGGACTACCTGAACAACCTGCAAGGAATTTGCAAGGATTGCCACGATAAAAAGACGACGAAAGAGAATGGCGGTGAGCCGATAAAGGCTACGGGATTGGACGGCTGGCCTCTATGACACGCGGCGAAAAGGTCTGCGCATTTATCGAGGGCTTCGTACTCGTTCCCGAGGGGGACTTGCTCGGGAAGCCGATGGTGCTTGACCCATTCCAGCGCGACTTTATCCTTGACGTATACGACAATCAGCACGGCACCCACACGGCGATTCTCAGCATCGCCCGCAAGAACGGCAAGACCGGTTTGATTGCCGCGCTGTTGCTCGCGCACCTCTGCGGCCCCGAAGCGGTGCAGAACAGCCAGATTGTCAGCGGTGCGATGAGCAAGGAGCAAGCCGCCGTGGTGTTTGAACTTGCGCGCAAGATGGTGGAGATGTCACCCAAACTCTCGGCGCTGGTTCGCGTGCAACCATCCGGCAAACGGCTCATCGGGCTGCGCAAGAACGTCCTCTACCGCGCGCTGTCCGCCGAAGGCAAGACCGCGCACGGGCTGTCGCCCATACTCGCCATATTGGATGAGGTGGGCCAGATCGTCGGGCCGACTGACAAATTCGTCGAGGCGATCACCTCGGCGCAGGGCGCGTATACCAATCCGCTGCTGATTGCCATATCAACCCAAGCGCCGACAGCCAACGACCTTCTGAGTACGTGGATCGACGCGCAGCGCAACGCGCCCGACCCGCGAACTGTGTGCCACGTCTACGAAGCGCCCGACGACTGTGCGCTGGACGACAAAGCGGCATGGGCGGCGGCCAACCCGGCGATGGGCGTGTTCCGCAGCATCGGCGACATCGAGAAGCAATGCAAACAAGCGATGGAACTGCCGGCGAACGAACCCGCATTCCGCAACTTGGTGCTCAATATGCGCGTGGAGGCCGATTCACCGTTCGTCTCGCGCAGCGTTTGGGAAGCAAACGGCGCATCGCCGGGCGACAAGCCAGTCGGCAAGGTATGGGCAGGGCTGGACTTGTCGGCGGTAGCCGACTTGACTGCTTTTGTGGCTGTTGACGAGACGGGCGGGGTGTTTCCGACGTTTTGGCTGCCGCATGAAGGGCTACGCGAGAAGGCGCGCAAGGAAAAAGTCCCGTATGACCTCTGGGAACGTGAGGGTTTATTGCTCACAACCCCCGGCAAAGCCATCGAGTACGCGCATGTAGCGGGGTTTTTACGCACGTTTTTCAATGAAAACGACGTGCAAGCCGTGGGGTTTGATAGGTATTTGTTCAATTTCCTGAAGCCGTGGCTGGAAAAAGAGGGTTTTTCCGAGGCAGAATTAGGGAAATTCATACCTTTTGGGCAGGGAACGGTGTCGCAAACGCCAGCTTTGCGTGAATTAGAGGTGAAACTGAGTAATCACGCTCTAAAACACGGGAATCATCCAGTTATGAATATGTGTTGCGCGAATGCGAAGGTAGTAGGCACTACCGATTGTAGAAAGTTCGACAAAAAGAAGCAGCGCGGTAGAATTGACGGAATGAGCGCCTTGGCCAACGCAATCGGCGTAATGCCGACGATCCCCGAAGACACGACCTCAATTTACGACACACAAGGGGTGTACATTGGCTAAATCTGTGTTATATTCGGCGGAATTGTAATTTAAGGGTGCCGCTAGATGGGCTTTTTTGACAGGATATTCGGCTCAAGAGCCAGCGCGGGCAACATAGGCCCACCCCGCGATCCGGTGATTGCGCAGTGGTTTGGGCAAGGTAGCCAATCCGCCAGCGGCATGAATGTCACGCCAGATAACGCCATGCGCGTAACCGCCGTGTACCGCGCCGTGTCTCTCTTGGCGCAGACGTATGCCTCGCTACCCCTCGGAGTGTATAAGCTGATGCCGAACGGCGGAAGCGTTCTCGATATCGAGCACCCACTCCAATACACCCTCACAAAACGCCCGAACAAGTGGCAGACGAGCTTTGAATGGCGCGAGATGCAATATGCCCACTTCGCCCTGCGCGGTCGCTGCTACTCCGAGATCATATCCACGGGTGGCAAGTCCGTCGCGCAACTCATCCCCCTTCACCCAGACCATGTGAGGCCCTTTAAGGCACCGAATGGTAAGCTGGCCTTCGAGTACACACCGCCGATAGGCGAATCGCGCATCATTTTGCAAAGCGAGATGTGCTTCATGCACGGCTTGACGGTAGGCGAGGATGGAGTAACGCCACTCTCACCAATATCCGCCTATGGGCGTGAAGCGATTGGCAACGCGCTTGCCACGCAGGAACACGCGGGCAAACTTTTCGCAAACGGCACACGCCTCGGCGGATTGCTCAAGATGCCCGGTCACTTGGCGGACGATACGAAGCGCAAGGGCTTGCTTGACGGATGGAATAGAGCCTTCGGCGGCACGCGCAACACAGGCAAGACCGCGCTGCTTGAGGATGGCTTGGAATGGCAAGCACTTGGCATGACCAGCGAGGATGCTCAACTGATCGAGACGATGCGCTGGTCGGTAGCCGACATATCCCGCATTTTCGACGGCATCCCGCTGCATCTATTGTCGGAGCTTGAGCGTTCTACGAATAACAACATTGAGCATCAAGGAATTTCCTTTGTAACCAATACGATACGCCCCGGCGCGATACGGCGCGAAGAAGCCCTTGAACGCGACTTGCTCTACGGCAAGGACGCAATCACCCACTGCATTAAATTCGACCTCGACGGCCTGATGCGCGGCGACGCAGCCAGCCGAGCCGCGTATTACACCAGCGGACTCGCGAATGGCTACCTGTCTCGCAATGAGGTGCGCATCGAAGAGGGCATGAACCCATCCACCGACGAGGGTATGGACTCGTTCACTTGCCAATTGAACATGACCACTATCGACAAAGTAGGGTTGGTTCCGCCCAAGCCCGAAGCGCCAGTAAAAATTGACACGCCGCCGAATCCGTAGTATTTTGTTGAAAAATGAAAGGTCGCCAATGACAAAAGAACGCGAAGTACGCACAATCTGCACCGAATTGCGAGCAATGCCGCAAGACGGCAAGCCGTCTAAAATCTGCGGACACGCTGCGAACTTCAATTCCATGTCGCAAGACCTCGGAGGCTTCACTGAGCGCATCGCGCCAGGCGCGTTCGCCAAAACTATTCTCGATGCCGACGTGCGCGCCTTGTGGAACCACGACGCAAACATTGTCCTTGGCCGCAACAAGTCCGGCACGCTCACCCTCGCCGAAGATTCGCAAGGCTTGTATTTTGAGATCGACGCGCCCGACACCCAGTTGGTGCGCGATATGGTAATCGGCCCGATCACACGCGGCGACGTGAGCCAGTGTTCGTTTGGCTTCTACACCATTGCTGACAAGTGGGAAAACATCGAAGGCCGCGCTGTGCGCACCCTGTTGGAGTGCGAATTGCTCGACGTGTCGCCCGTGACCTATCCGGCGTACAACTCGACTGACGTAGCGATGCGCTCGGCGCAAACCGTGTCGAACGAAACGAAGCAGCATCTCGGTTGGGCGAACGAGATTTTGCGCATGAGATTGGAATTATCGGCTTAAAAGTTTCAAGCTGGCACTCCACTTGTCGCACGGGCGGTGGATGCTTCTAAAAAGGTGTTCAATGCCCGTGCAAAACTAACGCCGTGAGGCGCTGTAGAAGGGAAAGACCATGAGCAAATTGCAAGAAATGCGCGACGCACGCGGCAAGGCTATTGCCGATGCGCGCTCCATCCTCGACAAAGCCGACACCGAAAAGCGCGGCCTGTCCGCCGAAGAAAACGCCACTTACGACACCATCTTCGCCAAATCCGAAGAACTCCGCGCGAGCATTGCCCGCGAAGAGTCTCTGGCAACTGCCGAACGCGATGCCGCCGAAGCTTCTTTGCGCAGCAAGGATGCCCGCAAGGACACCACTTCCGGCAAGTCGGTTGACGACGAAACCCGCGCGCTGGGCCAGACTGGCACTGACGAATACCGCGCCGCGTTCAGCAAGTTGCTGGCACAAGGCCACCGCAATCTGAGCGATGCCGAAACACGCGCGCTGCAAGCGGACATCGACACGTCAGGCGGCTTTACCGTTGCCCCGATCCAGTGGGTGAACCAACTCATCAAGAACATTGATGACCAAGTATTCATCCGTGGTCGCGCCACCAAATTCCGCCTGACCAATTCCGCCAGCATGGGCGCACCGACTCTGGTGAACAACCCGGCAGACAGCGATTGGACAACCGAACTCGCAACTGGCAACGAGGACAGCACCTTGTCCTTCGGCAAGCGCGAACTGAACCCGCACCCCCTGGCAAAACGCTTGAAGGTATCGAACAAGCTGATCGCGATGAGCGCAATGGGAATCGATGCTTTCGTGCGCGAACGCTTGGCTTACAAGTTCGGCATCACGCAAGAAAAAGCGTTCCTGACTGGCACTGGCGTAAATCAGCCTCTCGGCCTGTTTACCGCCTCGGCGAACGGCATCCCGACTTCCCGCGACGTATCCACCGGCAATACAACGACTGCGCCGACTTTCGATGGCCTGATCGAAGCCAAGTTCAGCCTGAAAGGCGCGTACTGGAATCAAGCGGATTGGATTTTCCATCGTGACGTGCTGAAAGGTTTGACCAAGCTGAAGGATGGCGAAGGCGAGTACATCTGGCGTCAAGCGATTACTGACGGCGAACCCGACCGCTTGCTGGGTCGTCCGATCACCATGTCGGAATACGCACCGAACACGCTCACCACCGGCTTGTATGTCGGTATCCTGGGCGACTTCTCTCAATACTGGATCGCTGACGCGCTGGACTTCCAAGTTCAGGTGCTCAAGGAACTGTATGCCGAGACGAACCAGACTGGATACATCGGTCGTTTGGAAACGGACGGTATGCCTGTTCTCGCCGAAGCGTTTGCTCGCGTAAAGCTGGCCTAATTTGACGGGGCGGCTGCGGTCGCCCCACCTCAAGGAGAATCACCATGAATTTGAGTTCAAACACCAAAATCACCGTTGTCGCGCCGTTGGCGACAGCCGCGCAGACCGAAGTCGTAAGTTCGGTGCTGGACATGCAAGGCTACGAAGGCGTGATGTTTATCGCGATGCTCGGAGCAGCTACGGCTACCGCCGTACTGACCTTGACCGTCAAAGGTAACACGGCGAACAGCACCAGCAGCCCCGCCCCTGTGACGCAAAAAGCAACTGCGGCGTACACCGCAGCAGGCACGGCTTCCGACTCGATGGCGCTGATGGTTGATCTGTGGAAGCCGACTACCCGCTACGTGTTCGCGTCGTATACCCGCACTGTGGCAAACGCCGCTTTGGGGGGCATCATCGCGATCCAGTACAAGGCGGGCAACGCACCGACCACGCACGACGCAAGCGTAATCGCTTCGGCTCTCGGCTTGGGCCTGTAACAACTCGGCGGCGGGGCAACCCGCTGCTCTAAATTTAGGAGAACAGCATGACTGCTGACGCAACGTACAACACGAAAGTCCAACAGCGCAACGGCGGCGACTTGCTGGCGGTAGCGTCTGGCGGAACGCTGGATATTGAATCAGGCGGTACACTGAGCATCGCGGGCGTTGATAAGACCGCTGCCGTAGCCGGTTTGCCCGCCACAACTGACTACGCGGTAGGCGTAGCTGCGGGTTACAAGATTGCTCGCGGTGTGCATCTGCAAGTCGCAGCAGTTGATACCGTCGTGACTGGTCTGACAACGGTTGTCGCTGTGGTCGCATCACCCATTCAGGCAGTGACCGCCAAACAGTCCTTCGTTGCCGCCTCAATCGGCAACCAGGCGGGCGCACCGGCGGCGGGTTCTGTGTACCTCGAGACTTTTGCCTCGACTTACGGCGCGGCCATCGACTTCACCGATAATCTTTCTTTCGCGTGGATCGCGATCGGGACGTAAACCATGAGCTATGCACAGCGTCTCGTAGTTCCCGTCACAACAGCGGCGGATGGTTCGGCCACCGCATACAGCGAAGTCCTCACCGGCAAGCTGTCGCAGATTCGCTACGTCAAGACGGACTTTGACAACGGTGTTGGTTTCACGATTACCGCAGAAGCCACTGGCGAAACGCTCTGGGCGGAAGCGGCGGTGAATGCCAGCGCCACCCGCGCCCCGCGCCAGGCAACGCACAGCACGGCGGGCGTGGCTGCGCTATACGCCGCTGCGGGAACGGCTGTAAATGACAAAATCGCACTGGCGAACGATCGCGTCAAAATCGTAATCGCGGCTGGCGGTAACGTCAAGAGCGGGGTTTTTCATTTTGTAATCGAATAAGGAGAATCACATGCCTGCAATCGTCGCAACAAGTATGCTCGGAGCCGGATCGCGCGTAATCACCGAAACCACTCTGAACGGCACGGACAGTTTCACGTTCAACCCGACCAAGAATCCGATTATGATTCTGAAAAACACCACGGCGGGGCCGCTGACCGCTACGTTCGTAGGCTCTACCGCCACGACTATCTCGGTGGACGGTGTGCCGTCTGTGTCCGTCGCAGCGGGTTACGCCACAACCGCAATCGCGGCGACCACTGGCGTTGTCGCCGTGCCTCTGAACACGATCAAGGCATACCTGCAAGGCACGCTGACAATCACCGGCGGAACAGGCCTGACAGCTACGCTGCTGGAGTTCTAAAATGGCTACCGTGCGCATGAAAACGCTCGAATGCGGCCCCGAAGGGAGTTTCGCGATAGATGAATTACGCGAAGTTTCCTTCAAGCAGGGCGAGATGCTTGTCGATACGAACCACGCGGTTTGGGTAGACAAAGGCGTTCCGCCCACTAAGGCTGAACTTAAACGCCTCGAAGCCGAGAAGCTGGAAGCCGAACGCATCGAAGCCGAGAAGCTCGAAGCCGAGAAGCTGGAAGCCGAGAAGCTGGAAGCCGAGAAGCTGGAAGCCGAGAAGCTGGAAGCCGAGAAGCTGGAAGCTGAACGCCTCGCAAGCGGCGATCCTGAATTTGCTACAGCCCCGAAGGCCGAGCAAACCGCGAAGCGATAAATGTCCTCTCTCACGCTCGTCACCGCACCGGCAGTCGAACCGCTCACCGTTGCGGAAGTCTTGCAAAGGGCGCGGGTTGACTCCATGAACCAAGAAGTGCCGCCAAGTTCCTTCACGGCGGCGCTCGCGGCTACTCCAATCGCGGGCAACGTCAACATAGGCGTTCACCGCTACTTGGCGACGTTCGTTACAGCAGACGGCGAGACGCAAGCGGGCGGCATCTCCGCGCCCGTGACCGTAGCGGACATCGCGGTGAACGGTAAAGTTGAATTGTCAGCAATCCCGGTAGGAGGTTCCCTTGTTTCGTCTCGTAGACTGTATCGTACTGTTGCTGGCGGTAGTACTTTTCTACTACTCGCTACCCTAGCCAACAACACCGCAACAACTTACACCGACAACATCTCGGATGCTTCGCTGGGCGCGCAAGCGCCAACAGTAAACACAACGGGCGACCCCGAACTTAACGCGCTCATCCGCGCTGCGCGAGTCGCTGCGGAAGGTTACACGCGCCGAGCGTTGGTGACGCAGACATGGGACTTGAAGCTGGATCGCTTCCCGTGCTGGACTATCCACGTACCGAAGCCGACTCTGCAATCTGTGGTGAGCATCACCTATGTTGATACGAACGGTACGACGCAGACTCTCGACCCCGCGCGGTATCTGGTGGATGCTAGCAGCACACCCGCGAGAATCACGCCCGTATTCGGAGGCATCTGGCCGATTACCCTCTACCAGAATAACGCCGTGACGGTGCGGTTCGTGGCGGGCTACGGCCTCGCGGCGGACGTACCGGACGGCATCAAGACGTGGATGATTATTCGCATCAAGCACCTGTTCGACAACCCCGATGCGGTGGTGATACAGACGCGCAATCAAATTGCTGAAATGCCCCGTGCTCTTGTGGACGGGATGCTGGACGAGTACACTGTGCCTGACTTTAACTGGGAGCATTGAAATGAAAGCAGCCACCATCCCTTTTTCCGATGTCACAAAAATGCTGACCGTTGAGATAATCCTCACCGGGCTGACTGTCGGCAAATTGCGTTTCCGCCTTGCTGCGCTGATATTCCGCTTCGGCGCGTTCGTCGCGGGAACAGGATTAAATCTCATTGAGGTAAAGACAAAATGACAACACCTTGGAACCCTGACGGCATCTGGCAAGGCGAGACGGTCGCCATTCTCGGCGCTGGCCCCGACATGACTGCCGAACTGGCGATGACCGCCAAAGGCTTCAAAACCATCGCCGTGAACCGCGCTGTGAAATTCGCACCGTGGGCGGATATGTTCGTTGCTCTCGACCCGCATCACCCTTTCTGGGAAGAGAAGGACAATGTGGGCTTCACCGGCATTTGCGTCCTCGGCGCTGAGCACGCAGACTACGACGCGATGTACGCCGGGATGTTCTACGAGCGCGTCAATATGGGCGAAGGGCACACGCTGGAAGTGCGCAACAACGCGCTGGCCGCTGTCCGAATCGCGGCTCGCGCAGGCGCGGCCAAGATCATCTTGCTCGGCTTCGACACCACGCGCTACGAAGAAGTCCATGCCGAGACAGGCTTCCGTGGACTCACCGAAGGACTCGCGCAAATGACTGCCGAACTCACCGCAGCAGGGATCGTCGTTGAGCAGATCGACTCGCCCGTGCAGTTGCCAGGTACTCGCGCCCCGCGACGCGGGGAGCAGGTTGACGTTGCTACGTTCCCGCAAGTTGCGCCAGTCGCCGAAGAGCCATTTGTTGAACCAGTCGCCGAAGAACCATTTGTTGAACCAGTTGTTGAACCAGTTGTTGAGCCAGTTGTTGAGCCAGCCGCCGAAGAGGTTAAAAAAGGCTGGTTCTAAATGGTTATCAACCCCAACACCAGAGTAAGGATCGAGTACCCCGTCGCGGGTGTCGATCCGGTGTACCAAACCCCGACCGTGGCTTGGACACTGTTGGGCATGGCTTGGGCTGAGATGGTGGACAAGTTACCGGCTCGCGATGAGGCGCTGCTGAATGCCATCTCGCTATCAAGCGTGCGCAGCCGCATCCGCATGAGATACAGGCAAGATATTGATGCTTCCATGCGCTTCGTGATTATGCGGGGGCAAGAAACGGTGTGGAGCATAATCGGCGGCCCAGCCATGATCGGGAACAAAGAGCAAATCGAGTTCTTGTGCGAGAGGAAATCAACATGAGCTGGTTAAAAAGCGTGGTTAAATCCTTGCTCAGTAAAAAATCGGCATCGCCGTTCTCGCCTGCTACATTACAAGCGCTGGCGGAAAACAAAAGGCTATCCGCCGAATTTCAACGCGCCATAGACAAGTACAAACATGGCTGAACGCAATATCCATTTTAAGGGGATGAGTGACTTGTCAAAGTTTCTCGATACGCTCGCCCCCAAGCTGCAAGCGAACGTGCTCCGCGCCGCCCTCTCGCAAGGCGCGAAGATTGTGCGCGATGCGGCGGTAGCGAACTGCCCTGTCGGCCCACCTGGGCGCGAGAACGCGCGCATCTACGGCGGGTACGCGGGCGCGTTGCGTGACAGCATCCGCTACGGCTCGCAAGTACGGATGCGCAAGGGTAAGGTCGTGGCGTACATTCGCGCAGGCGGACACGCACGGGGGAAAGTCGCTGACACGTATTACGCAAAGTTTGTCGAGTACGGTACTATGCCGCACGGCAACCACCCCGGCACAAGCCCGCACCCTTACATGCGCCCAGCACTCGATGCCGAATCGGAACACGCCTTGGCGGTAATCGCCAATTTCATCAAAAATCGGCTTGAAACAAAACACGGGCTGGACACTTCCGCCGTGGTACTTGGAGAATCGATATGACAAAAGTAACAGTAAAAATATCAGACGAACAAATCCGCGATATGGTGGATCGTTTCTTGGGCTGGAAATTGCCAAGAGACTTTGCGCCCGACGCGGGAATCTCGTTTCAGCCAACTAAGCCGTATGAGGTTGACGAATTCGGTAATTCATGGTGGCCTATTGGGACGAATTTGCTCCACGCGGGGCAGGCGGAAGAGATGATTCGCCACCTGCTCGACATCGAGGATAACACTACGCCATGAGCGGAACAGCAGTCGTCAGATCGCTACTCGCGGCCAACGCCGCGCTGACCGCGCAAGTTCCCGCCGCGCGTATCTTCGTCGGCGATGTACCGCTGAATACTACGCTGCCCGCCATCTCGGTGAAGATGGTAAGCGGCGTGCAGCGCAACACCGTGGCGATGACGGAGACTAAAAGCGTGTCCGAGCGCATCCAAGTGACGCTCTTAACCAAGACCGCAACGCAAGGCCCGATATGGCCTTTGATTCGCGCCGCGCTGCCCGTGAGTCGCGGCGTGGTGAGCACATTTGACGTAGACAGCATCCTGCCCGACACGGCAGGGCCGGATATGTTTGACCAAATCTCGATAATTTACCAACAATCGCAAGACTTTATGGTAAGATTCGCGAGGTAAGCAATACCCGATTTCTAACGCAGGGATGCGCCGAGTCGGTTTTCAAATCATCATCGCATTGTTGCGACGTGAAAGGAGATTCAAATGGTACAACGTACAATCATCAACTCCGCCGCTGGCGCAACTCTGGCTATCTCGGCATCCCTCCCCGCAACCTACGACGCATCTGGCTACGCGGCTACCACCATCACCTACACCGCAGTCGGGCAAGTCGAGAACTTCGGCAACCACGGCGTAACCGCTACGGTGACGGAATTTACGCCCGTCGATACCTCGGTCGTGACGAAGGTGAAAGGCTCCAAGAACTACGGAACCATGTCCATGACTCTTGGATCAATCCCAGGCGATGCGGGTCAAATAATCCTCAAAGCCGCATCGGAATCCAGCAACCGCTACAGCGTCAAGATCACCTACCCTGATACCTCTATCCATTACATGGACATCCTGGTATCCAAGTATGAACAGACCGATGGGGCGGTGAACGACATCCAAAAGATAACTTGTGATTTAGCCGTTTGCCGCGCCCCGGTAATCGTCGCACAAGTTTAACCGAGCATAGGCGCGGTACGTGTCTCCTTAGTGGGAGCGCGTCCCGCGTACTAGCAGTAACCGAGTTGCGGCGGCTTCCCGCAACACTCATTTCACCACTAAGGAGAATCAAAAATGGATATTCGCACAAAAGCGGTACAACCGACGAGCACACTGGAATTGCGTGACGCGAACGACGAATTGCTGCAAGGCGTGACCGTGACCGTTTACGGCCCCGGCTCCAAGCAATACGCCGCCGCACAGTCGCGCCAGCAGAACCGCATGATCGACGCGCTCAAGAAGAAGGGTAAGACCGATCAGACTCCCGAGAAGAAGGCGGCTGAAACCGCAGAGTTCTTGGCCGACGTGACGGTGGGCTTCGAGGGCTTGGAGTACGACGGCCTCGAAGGCAAAGAACTGGCGATGGCGGTGTATTCCGACATTTCCATTGGTTTCATCGCGGATCAAGTTGCGAAGTACATCTCGGACTGGTCAAATTTCTCGAAGGTGTCCGCGCCGAGCTTGTAACCTACGTCCGGCACAGCGCATGGCTTCAAGCTGTGCCGGAGTATGAGGGCGACAAGGCGGAAACAAAGCGCCCCTCGCGGATTAAGCAGTATGAGAAGGACGGTGTTGAAGTAACGATGCCGGAATGCGAAGCAACATATCTGGTGTCGTATCTGTACGAAATCGGCCCGACACTGCCGAACGGGATGGGCGAAGCGCCACTCACTCATGCCGAGATTTCATCATGGCAACAGAACACTGGCATCGAACTTTCGTCTTGGGAGGCGCGCGTGTTACACAGGGCTTCACTTGAATATCTCAGCGAATCGCAAAGAGCGAAAAGCCCAGACACGGAAGCGCCTTGGGCAGATGCGCCCTACGTCAAGCCTTTACCGAATAATGTTGCGCTGCGTATGCAGCGGGCAATGCAAGAATTGGCGGCAATGTAATGGCACTCGCCGGTATCCTCGAAATACAGTTGATGGCTAACATGGCGCGCTTGTCCACGGACATGCAGCGCGCTGAAAAGACCGTGCATGACTCGATGGACAAGATGGGGAACTCCGTCGCGGGGGTCGAAGCGGCGTTCGGTAAGCTTGGGCACACGCTTGCCCTCGGCGCGGTGTTCGACCAGGTGCGCCGCCTCACCGACGATTACACCAAGCTCACCGCCCAACTCCGAATCGCTACCAAGACACAGGCAGAGTACGCGCAAGGACTGGCGGACGTGCGCCGCATAGCGGCAGAGTCACAGGGCGATCTGAAAGCGACGGCATCGCTTTACACCCGCCTATCTAACTCGCTCGCGCAATTCGGTGCTACGCAAAAACAGGTATCCAGCATGACAGAAGCCGTCGCGCTGGGGCTGAAAGCTTACGGGGCGACGGCGACAGAAGCCTCAAGCGCGATGCTTCAACTCACGCAAGCCATCGGCTCTAACCGCCTCGGAGGCGACGAGTTCCGCGCGCTGATGGAAGAGATGCCGAACATGATGCGCATACTCGCCAAGAGTATGGGCGTGACGTTTGGTGCGCTCAAGACCCTCTCGGCGGAAGGAAAAATCACGAACGCCGAACTGCTCAAGGCATGGAGTGATCCGGCACTTATCGCAGCACTGATGAAACAAGCCACCATGACGCGCACCATTACGGGCGAGATGATGGTGTTCCGCAACAACCTCACAATGCTGGTGGGCGAGTTCATGGGGGCATCTAAAGGCACTGAGGGTATCACCGCGTCGCTGCACCTGATGAGCGATTCGGTACTGCTACTCGCGGAGAACTTGAAGATACTGGTGCTTGCCGTGACGGTGTTGAGTTTGGCCTATGCGGGTAAGTTTGCGGTAGGGCTGGTTAGCGCAACGAACCTTACGCTGGCGCACAGCGAAGCCCTCGCCATTAACGCGGCGATGAACCTGCGCGCGGCAGAAGCTACAAACTTCGGGGCTAAAGCGGCTCTCGCACAAGGAGCGGCCAGTGCTCTCGCTACGGGCGAAACAGCAGCGGCGACCGCCGCTAACGTAGCGTATCGCAAATCGGCGGTAGAACTCGCAGCAGCGCAAACCGCAGCCAGCGCATCGGCAGTTACCGGCATCACGGCGGTAGGCGTGGCGATGCGCACCGCTATCATGGCGAACCCGTTGCTCGCGGTCGCTACGGCTATCGGGCTGATTGTGGTGGCTATTGCGAATTGGGATGACATCATAAAAACCAGCAAGGCGTCGCTCAAGTGGTTCCGCGATGACTTTCTCGGCGGCATGGGGTTCCTCGCCGCGTCGGTAGGCATAGGCATCGGCGAACTGGTGCAGAAATTGTCTCTGCTCGCAAATCTGACTGTGCCGCAACTCAAAAGCGGCGAGTTCAAAAAGCAATGGGACGAACTCGGCAAGCTGGCCGAACAATCGCGCATTGACGCCGCAGCGCGAATCGCGGGGGTTGGTGGCAAGCAGGATGCCGCCGCGACGATAGAAAAGAATGCGCCATTTTCGTACAGCGCGCGGTGGCTTGTGGACAGCGGTAAGTACATGACAACTGCCGCGAAGCGCGTACAGGAAATAGCCGCTGTGACGAAAGAATATCAGGTAAATATCGCGCAACTCAACAAGGAAGTATCCACTGGCTTGCGGGACTCCGCGAACGCCGCTCTGGTACGCGCAACGCTGGACAAGGGGTTAAAAGATCAGATAGCAGGTATCAACCGCGAACACGCCTTGGCACCGAACGTATCCACCTTCGGCGGAATGGCGGCCAGCTTGAAAGAACTCATAGCGGAGAACAAGACGCACGAAACGCACGTCGGCAAAGTAACCGTCGCTTACGAAAATATGCACGCCGAGATGCTGAAAGCGGGCAAGGACGCGCAGATGCTCGCCGCTGTTCGGCATAAGTACGGCACGGAAGCCGAGTACCAAGATGCTCTCGCCAAAGCACAAAAGATTGATGATCTGGTACTCGCGGAAAAGGCGGCGAAAGAAGCCAAAACCGCATCGGAATACGCCAAAGAGCAAATAGCGAAGATCAACGTGCTGGAAGCGGCACGGACAAGCGAGATGGAATTTCAGCGTTCGCTGCAAGGCAAGTCGAAAGACGATCAGGAATTGCTGCTCGCGTATCACAAAGAGGAATTGCGCTACGCGAAAGAGATTTCAGATATTCGCAACAGTTCGCAATTCGCAGGAAGCAATCCCGCTGTGCTCGCTGAGATGCAAAAAGTGTTGGACAAGGCCAAGACCACGCACGAAACGATAAAGGTGTCTATCGAACCGACGCTCGACGAGGCGCGTGCAAACGCGGAGATGAACAAGATACGTGACAATTTCAAAGGCGTATTCGATGGGCTACTCGAACCTGGCGTGCATGTACCCAACAAGATTGCCAAATCGTTTGGTGCTGCCGTAAACAAGTCGATCAAGGACGCGCTGAACGCCGCACTGTTCGACGATATGCGCGACCGGATGGCGACCTCTGCGGCAAATGGCATGAAGCCGATAACGGATATCATAAAGAAAGCGAAGGGCGAGCTGGATGTGTGGGCTACCGATACGTTCGGCAGTATAGGGGGCGCGGCCAAGGGTTCGGATCAGGCGAAGCAAATAGGAATGGGCGTATCGGACGCGATGGTGCAGATGACCGTAGCCTTGTTCTCGCGCTTGAGCCGCAGCCCCTCACAAGCGCAACTCAATTCGGTGAACCAGCAGTACATCCAGCAATGGCAAGGAACAGGCACGGTGCTGGGCGATATGTCGGCCAAGTCCACCTCTATCGTCACGGCGATGGACACGCTGAATAAAACCACGTTCGCGCACACCGATTACCTCGCGCAGATGAACACCAGTATGCGGAACATGGACAAGAATATGTCGTCCTTGCTCACCGAACTCGGCAAGACACTGGGCGTAACTGGCTTGTCGCAAACCCCGATAGGCGGCACGATCACCACCAAAGTTATCTCCGATGGTGTGGCGATTTTGGGGAACGTAATCGGCAGCTTCTTCGGCGCAAGCAACATTGGCAGCTTGTTGCAAGGACTGTTCGGTTCGTCGTCCACCTCGATCACTGGCACGGGTATCAACTTTGGCGGAACAGCAAAGCAATTACAACAAGGGCAGGGCGGATCGCAATACACATCCGGGACTACTACCAGCGAATCGTTCTGGGGGCTGTTCTCCTCGACAAGTACATGGACGCGATACGCTGCGCTGAATAGCAGCGTTACCAAAGCCCTCGGTGCTGTATTCGTAAATATCGGCGATACGATAAAAGCGGCGGCGGTATCTCTCGGCGGCGATGCGACGACCCTGCAAAGGCAACTCGATGCGTTCGTCATCAGCACGGGTAACGTGAGCCTCGCGGGGATGAACGTGCAGCAGCAGCAGCAGGCGTTGACAAACATCGTGTCGCAGCAATCCGATCTGATGGTCGCGGCCATCGTGCCCTCGATGAGAGCGTTCCAAGTGTCAGGGGAAGGCTTGCTGCAAACGCTGGTGCGCGTGGTGTCTGAGATCGCAACAATCACCGAGTTCTACAAGGTGTTGGGTGACACCACGACCGTCACCGCTGCTTCCGCTGACGCGCTGATAACCGCACTCGGCGGCGTGGACGCTGCGAACCAAGCGATGACAAAATTCGTCAGTAACTTCGCGCCAGATGCGGTGAAGTCTGCGCAGGCGCTTAACGCTTTGCAAGTCGCGCTGAACAACGCAGGGCTGAACGGCGTAGCGCCGATGATAAAAACGACACAGGATTACTTCGCGCTGATGCAAATAGCGACCACCGACCAGCGTGTAATTCTCCTACAACAGCAAGACACCGCGTTGACGTACATCAAGACCATCGGCAGCGCGATGAACCTGATGCTGGACAAAGCATCGAAAGCATCCAGCGCCGCGAAGAACGACTTGGGTGCCGCGATAGCGAACGCCTCCGCACTCGCGCAGTCGGTGAAGGGGGCTGCGCAATCGCTCTACACGTCGTTCATGCAGCAGATGACACCGAACTACCAGCAGCAGATGTACAAGGCCGCGCTGGGGCAGCTACAGACCGCTTACGACCAATACAAAGCCACAGGCGTAGCGCCCAACGCGGCGAGCTTGCAGCAGGCTGTGAGTACGGTTAGCCAAGGCGGAACGCAGATGTTCGCCTCGGCACTGGACTGGAAGCGTTCCACGATGCAGACCATCGACTTGTTGAGCGGGATGGGAAACTTAGCCGATGCGCAAGTTACCGTACTCACCCAGATAAGCGGGAGCATGGATAAGCTCCTGGCGGCGACCCAAGAGCAGAACGCGGCTATCAACGCGGGGAACATGATCGCCGCAGCGGATGCTGCCGGACGCGCCGCTGTGCAATCCGCGAATCTCGCTTGGCTACTCGGCGTGAACTCTATCCTGTCGGGTGCCGCGAAGAACAATACGCTGGTCGTTGATCTGGTCGCGCAGACCGTAGCGGCAACGGTGGGCGGCAACGCGGTGCTGGTGGACACCCTGCAAAAGTACATCACCGCAGCCGGGCAGACGATGATCGGTTCGGGGGCAACAACTGGCGCGAACGGCTCGTTCTCGTCGGCGGGCAGCGCGATAGCCCTGTCCAGCGCGAGTGCGCTGAACCAAGTAGCGGGCATGACTTCCGTAGCGGCGTTCACCTCGTCGCTACCGTCCTTTGCGGTAGGCACAAGCTCTGTGCCGTTCGACATGACGGCGAACATCCACGCGGGGGAGGAGATAACACCACGGCCTTTTGTCGATGCGCGTAAGGCAGCACAGCAAGAGACGAACGACCTGCTCGCCCGTCTTGCGAACCCCAATGCGGAAGTCGTCGCTGAACTGAAAGCGGTGCGGCGAGAATTGGCGGACATCCGCCGCACGAATCAGAATATGGACTGGACTACCGACAAGTGGGATAATGCAGGTATGCCCGAAGTGAGGACTGTCTAATGGCTGTAAAACGCACCGCCCTGAGATCGTTCTATGACGATACGACAATCGTATCGGATTACAAAATGCTCATAGGGATGGGGTTAATGGCAGGGCATGACCCCTTCCGGGGTTTTGGTTATCGTTCTGGGCTATCGACTGCGGTAACTGGCGACGACATCTGGCAAGGCGCGGCGACAACGCAACCCGTTCCGAATCAAACAACCGGCGAGCAGATGGTTATTGTTTCATCCGCTGCCGCCGATTCTTCCGCCGGTGCGAATGTCCGCAAAATACATATTCACTATCTCGATAGCGGCGGAAATGAACAAAAAGAAATCGTAACAATGAATGGGGTAACGCCGGTTAATACCGCCGCTACGAATATCCGTTTTGTGCAACACATTCATACCTATGAGAACGGAACATTCGGCGCTGCTGCTGCGGGGAACATATCGGTTTATAAAGTTGGGGACGCGGCTACTGTTTACGCCTACATAAAAGCGGGTGAAAACAAATCGCTCGACTCCTCGAGAATGGTTCCTAACGGAAAAACATTTTATCTATCTTACATCAGTGTTTCCGGCGCAAGCGGAAAACCGTTGTCGATAAGATTAAGGGCCACCAGTGAGGAAAATGGGACATTGTTCCCCGGTATTTTTTTATTCAATGAACTATTTTCCGTGCAGGATTCTATCGGAACTATTATGTTTGATATCCCCAGAAAGTTCCCCTCGCTTGCAATAGTCAAAGGGACAGTATTCTCATCGCAAGCTGGCGGTGAATGCACGATTAACTATGGTGGGTGGATAGAATGAGTTCTCCCGATTTCAAATTCGTAGCGCCCACCGTTATCACCGATGCGATGCTCACGTCGAGCAACGTACCCGAAGCGGTAGCCGCAACCTACGCTGGCGGAACGACCTACGCGCTCGCGGATCGCGTCGGACTTGCCCCTGTTGACGGCGCGGCACAACTTATTTACGAATCGCTATCCGCAGGCAACATCGGCAACCCACTCCCTGTCCCCCCGGCTACCGCGACGGCATTTTGGCGTTATGTTGGGAGTGTCTACCCTGCGTACTCCGCCGCCGTTACCTACGGACTCGGCGCGACAGTATCGAGCACATCAACCAATGTGCATGAGCTGTACGAATCGCTAGTCGCGGGTAATGTCGGCAATGCGCTCACTGATGCTACGAAATGGCTTGATCTTGGTTCGACGAACCGCTGGGCGATGTTCGATCAGATCATGGCCAGCCAAACCACAAATGCGGAAAGCATTACGCTGGTGCTCGCACCGGGCGTACTGATAAATTCTGTTGTACTCGCCAATCTTATCGGCGGCAGTGTTCGTATCCAGCAGTCGATCAGCGGATACGACCGAACTATTTCGCTTAATTCTCACGTTGCTGCGGATTGGTACGGCTGGTTCTACGACCCGCTGCTTACCAAGAGCGCGGTGGCGTTCATGGACATCCCGCCCTATCCAGCGGGTGTACTTACGATCACCATATCAGGAACTAACGGTACTGCCGGGTGCGGGGTTATCGTGCTCGGGCAGGCAACCTACATAGGCACAACGTTAGCCAACCCGACCAGGGGGATCAATGACTATTCACGGATTATAGAGGACGCTTGGGGCGGTTTGGTGCTTGTGCCGGGGGGTTACTCTGCTACTTTGAGTGTCGAGGTATTTGTCCCGGAAGGGTACGAATCGCAAGCCGTGGCTTTACTCGCCAGCATCCGCGCTACACCAGTGATGTTTGTGGCGGGTGACAACTTTGATGCCAGCATAGTTTATGGTATTCTTGGGCGAAACTGGACTGTACCTATGGCTGTAACGGGTAATATCGCCCGACTTGA